TAACTATACATGGTTGGCCACCAGACGGTATTTTTGATAGCGAACTCATGTCAAAAATAATTGTGACCGAAGAAACCAAGTTCCTTTAGGGGTCTAAAAATTGAAATATATTTCCTTTCTAAAAGTATATTTATTAATATTATAAAGATTATGAATATTGAACATTGTGATGCATATGAATGCTTCCTTCGCGAGACGATTCTCAACGAACAAACACTAATGTCCCTATACAAAACTGCTTGTGCAGAAGTAGAACCACTAGCACAAAACATACTCTATACCAAAGAAGAAGAAATTCAAGACGCAATGGACGATTGTTGGGACAATGTATGGATTAATCCACTTACAGGTATTCCACACTATCACGCAGCCAACTTACAGGTATGGATTAATCAACTTACAGGTATTCCACGCTACCTTTGATGTAATCAAGACAGAGTTGCTAGAAAATACATTCCCTTATATAGTAATAATTGTGCTTTTTAATATATACATTAAATATATAAATGAACATCACAGATAGACTATACAATTTAATACCCATAATTATTATTAGTTTTTTATTTCGGAAGTACGCTGCACCATATTTAGTATCTGATGAAAGAGAGTTAATACAAAAATATTTGTATAATGAAAATTATTCGAATATTAAACCATACTTGTGGGTATACGTACCACAAGATGATAACAGCAGAAAATGGAGTTCATTTAATGAAAGGAAAACAACTAACCTTAACACACCATACATTGAATACACATTAAAAACTATTTTAAACAAAAATAAGGATTTTTTTAATGTATGTGTGATCAGCGATAACGATTTTGTTAGTCTAATACCCAAATGGGATTATGAAATTAATTCATTTAGTGGACATAACAAGGATAGAATACGAGAACTAGCTAAACAAAAAATTCTCTACTATTACGGTGGTTTATTCGTCCCACCTAGTTTCCTATGTCAAAAAAGTTTGAGAAGTTTATATGAATTTAGTAATATAAATTCATTCAAAATATATTGCGATAAATATGAAAGTATCTATGGAAGTAAAAAGTATAATAAGCAAGTAAAAAAATATATATCAGATTTGGAGAATTATGTAAAGACACCCAGTATAGAAGTTGAGTTTGAAGATTCTATCAACAGATCGGGTGACGAGTATTTGATGCAGTTGGACGGGAAATTAATTGGTACTAAAGATAAACATGACAAAGTTATTGAGTTGAATGAGTTATTAGGAGAATCTAGTATAGCATTCGATAACAGTATTCTAGGAATATATATACCTAGAATAGATATACAAAATAGCGTGAAATATGGATGGTTTCAACATGAAACAGTAATGAACATAAGTAACAGTAGTATTTATATTGCCAAGTATTTCAAATAAGCAATGTATTCTTGGATCTCCTCTCCATTATTCTATCATCGATTCACAGACGAAAATCTTGTAATTAATTTCGTATGTTGATTTTTCATATTTTATTTCATTTGTGTACATAATATTATGCCAATTACAAAGCTGACGGATTATTGTCAAAAACTTTTTGTAACTGTTTTTTCTCGTTAGATAAAACATTTTAGACTTTTGGTAGTGTTGGGAAAGCTCTTTGTAAAAACTTTCAATGGAACCCGTAAACACACCTTTTTTATATGATGCCAATGTTACAATAAAATATTTATCTGTTTGAGCATAACAGGTGTTTTGTAATAATGTATACAGTAAAGAATTTGGTGGTCCTGGTTTTACGAATAACTGTGAGGTCATATTATATAAAAACATTTAAAAGATTGAATAACGACTCATGAAATTATGGTAACACGCCCTTCAGGGTTTCCATATCTTCGTTTGATAAGGTTTCTGGAAAAACTATTTCAAAATTTATGACTAAATCACCAATTGTAGTAGAATCGAGGCGCTGAAATCCTAACAAAGGTATTCGTTGTTTATGATTAGGATTCACAACATTTCCATGTGTTGATATTTTAAAAGATTTTTTATTCAAATGCTCCAGAAAAAAAGTACATCCACACAAAGATTCTTTTAATGTTATTTTTTTCGTGTAAATTAAATCCAATCCATCTCTTTTATATATTTCGTTATCAACCAATTGTACACTCACTTTTAATTCACCATAGTGATTTCCAATCGCATCGCCCTTATTTGAAAAAAAAAGTATTTCATTATTATCTATACCTTGTGGAATATTTATGTATACAGTTTCTGATTCGGTAGTGAACGAAGTACTAGTTTCGTTATTGTACAGTTTTCTTTCTATTTCTATTGGCAAAACACACCCTTTATATGCTTGCATATATGTCACGGGTAATGTTTGAACCAGAGGAGGGACGATAATTTGCTCACTTGAGGATATTTCCTTCATTGTTTGTACTTGTGGTACATGTGGTACATTCGGTATATTTGAAAAGTTATACGGCATTGTGTTATGTACAGGCGGAATACTATCTAAATTTGTCATATTTTTCATAACATTCGTTAACAATTGTTCGCCTATTACTGTAAACATATCAACTGCTTTGCTATTTATTGGTGTCTCATAAACAGATTCGCTAAGTACTACATCCCTTTCAATAGATTTATCATACTCTTCTCTCAATTTACTGTTGCTTAGAATTGTGTAAGCATCACACATCTTCTTATATGTCTCTTGCATTTCTGGTGTGTTGTTCGTCTTATTATCGAATTCCAATTGAAATTGTCTGAACTTTTTCTTTATTTCTGCCGGGGATGTGTTTTTTGAAACTCCTAATTGTGCATAATAATGTTCCATATTAATATAATTTAAACTGTTTTTAATATTCATTATAATGACTGAATGTTTTTTGAAAAAGTACTCCCCGAAAAATATCGATGATTTTAACGTAGATAATAAACAACTATTGTCTCCTCCATCAAAAGTAAACACATTAATAATTGGAAATAATGGAACTGGAAAGACTTCACTTCTAATTAAACTTGTCAACCAGTTCTTGAATTACAACAGTAATATATACTTTGATGAAAATGTTTTATTCATGAACAACTTGAAAGATCAAGGAATACAATATTGTCGTTCTAATGTCAAACTTTTCTGTCAAACACGACCATCTGATAGAACTGTATGTAAAAAAATTATTGCAATTGATGATATTGATGAGTTTAGTGATGTAAGTCAACAAGTAATATGCAATTATATTAATAAATTCTCAGATAATATCATTTTTCTTGCAACATGTACAAATGCATTGAAAGTATGCGACGGTCTCAAATCACGAATGATAGTTTTAACAACATTAAACCCGACAAATGAACAATTGTGTAGATTATGTGAAAATGTTATATTGAATGAGAACATCGTTATCAACCAAAAGTATATTTCAAATATAATAGAAAGTGCTAACTCTTCGTACAAAGTTTTGTTGAACACTTTGTTTAAAATAAAAATTTTCGATGACATTATTGATGATAACTCAATCTACGAACTTATTACATCTATAAACCATAAAGAATTTGATACTTATATAGAACTCGTCAAACAAAATGACATAAATAATGCAGTAAAAATAATGTTTGACCTCACAGATGCAGGTATATCTGTAATCGACATCTTATACGAGTTCACCATTTACATAAAACAAAAAACCGAACATTTGACTGATGATGAGAAATATAAAATAATAACATTAGTCAGTAAATATATTACAATATTTCATGATCTACATGAAGATGTTATTGAACTTGCCTTTCTCACAAACGATCTAATATCCGAACTACAGTGACAATGGGTTTATCATAAAAATAGAAAAAATACTATTCCTTTTAATAGTATTTTTAATTTTTATATATAGTTAATATATAAAAATGACACGAAGTGCATCATACAATTTGGCAAAATCAAACGCACAGAGTGAGTACATGAGACGTTCGATAGATAAAATTAAAAAGTTCGACAAACGACACTCTGTGAGACAGGAAGCTGCAAGTATGGCGCGTAAAAAACAAATTGATAAAAAAAACTCAATTATTGGTAATAGAGTAAACGCTGTTACAAAACGTCACAAATTACCTGCATGGGCATCAAGAACTATAAAAAATATGCTTTTCATTAAACCTCCTACCGAAGCCGGAAAACTCAAGCGTACTAAAAAAAATACACGTAAAAAAAACAATTAACGCGCATATCTTAATCCACATGTTCCATTTGTTACCGTTAACACATTATATCGTTCTTCAAGTAAATACATATCAAACGTATAATGATATATAGAGTTTAGGTTTTTAGTTATACTTATTATTTCACCAGATGGACCACATTCCACTCTCGTCATCGGTTCATCATGTATAGGTGGAATTATTGTCGTTGTTTCTATCTCTATGTCTTTGAAACTACTTAAATTTATAGCACCATTGGGTTGAGAGGGACAACATAAACTTTTATATGATGCAGTATCTAGGCAAAAGTTATAGTTGTATATATGTGGCAGATAAGTCAAATTTCCGGGTGACTGCGAAAATGTTGAAATATATTTAAATACACCAGCATCAAATATATTTTCTCTATATTTTCCGTCTATTTGAATTCCTACGTTTATTAAAATCTCTTTCTTATTATTTTCAGATGACGGAGGACATACATATCCCGAACCAGACACTACGCCGTTTTGTAGTGGCATATACCCTTCTTTATTCACTGTAACCATTTCATTGTGAGAATATTCCCAATTGGTGAAATTCGACCAACCATTCCGCTCACTCACATCACTTCTTTTAAAACCAAACATCCATGCTACAACTAAGAACGAAGAAAATGTTTTTATTTTATTATGTCCTACCAAATCATAAAATATGTTTTCGTACACATCTTTTATCAAATAAGTCTGAGGTCTGGATATAAATACATTATTTTCTTCTTTCGATAAAAACGCGTAATTTGCTATCAAGTGCATGTCATGATTCCAATCAGTTGATTTATTTTCATACTCACCACTACTTGTAGGTGGTCTTATAAACTTGTAAAATTGATGTTCATTTGTATTGAAATTTGGTTTTATGTCATTATTATTGCTATCAACAATTGTAAACAGGTCCTTTATCGGTCTCAATTTGAATGTTATGACCACTTCGGTATATTGTAGTGCTACTAACGGTAAAGCCTGTTGGCTGTTTTGACAAAACCAAAATGGTAATGGAACATATAATGTTCTTCCATTTATAGACGGGGCTGACGGACCTTCTCCAGTATAATATTTTGCAGTTGGATATGTTCCATTGTTATTTGCATAATTTTTAGGATCATTTAATTCTACCACATTACCAGTCATATCATCAAATGTTTTTTTTTTATTATAAGAAAAATCTCTACTGGCCAACAAGTTAATTCCAGTCCCTGATATTTTCTGTAATGTATGACCACCTGCATGAACTTCAACCTCTTGTATAATTTCACTTCCTATATTAGGTATCCATTTGAAATGGTAATTGTAACTCGGATCATTATCAATATTTGTACAACTATAAATATCTGGTAACGTTATGACAAAATATGTATCCATCAATAAATCACCATGTCTAGGTACTGTAAATGATAAATGACACGACTCTGTCAAAAGCAAAGAACGGATTCCTTTATAGTCTAATCTAAACTTTTGTAACCCAAAATTTGTGTACTTTGAATACACTGATTTGAAAAATGATTTGGTAGGATTACCATTCAGTAAAACATTTTCTTCGCCACTTGTAATTAAATTTAATAACCCTCCCGGCATAATTATATATATACAATATAATACATTTTAGATTATTATTTAATAATATACTATATTAATATGCTAAATTTTTTGATAGAACAATATGAGAAAATTGTATATCTAATGCCTACATACAAACAATACACAATAACATCTACAGGAATTTTTTTGTTGTCTGCTACAATAGCTATAACATTATATATGGACGAATTTAAAGGAAAATACATCCTTTACATCACAATTGTTTTATTCACTATTGCTATCATGTTAATAAAACTCAATAACTCTACAGAAGTTTTTCCAATTGAACATTTTTCCGATATGCCTAATCCAGGTATAAAAGATATCGACAATACTTTTAATGATGATTTTATCAAATATAGATTTAAAACCGCTCATAATCCCTTGGTCCAAAGTACATCAAAATTGACTTATTTGCTTACGGCAGGAAATTCAAAATGGGAACAAAACATAAATACCTTAGATTATGTACTATCACGTGGCGTCAGAGCTCTTTGTTTTGATGTCATTTATATGAATAATACACCCTACATTGTAAGTGGTAAATATAATGAGGAAAACAAATTCTCAACGAATTCGTCAAACTATTATGACTTTTATGATGTTATGTATCATTTAAATGAACATGCTACTCAAAAAAGTTTGAGAATTACAGTACCTAATTATAACGATCCTTTAATTATCATTTTGAAATTACATAGTCCGCATGCTGAAAACAATAATAATTTAGTAGGATCTATATTAAAACAGGTTTTTGATAACAAAATACCTAAAAATGGTGATGACTACCGAACCCTAAACGATAATCCTACTCCTAAATTAAATGAATTAAAAAATAAAGTTGTAATAATCGTTCACAGTGAAGGATCCATTGGTTTAAATGATAGCACAACATTATTTAAGATGAAATTTTCAGACATTAATATTTATAACAAACAAAGTATACAAAACACTCTCATGCAACAAACCTCGTCAAATATTCCCCGTCTCGTTATTCCTTCTTATGACAATGTACAAAACTTTAATGATTGTACAATTACACTAGAAAATTACAAACAGTATGATATTCAATTCGTTGCAATAAATTATAAGCTAGAAGATGATGCTACAACTACATGTGCGTACCAATACGATGACGAATTCAAATCTCACGGATATGCATTCAAACTTCTCGCCCCCTAGACGTTCAACTTGAATAAATGCGGATATTTACGATATATTTTCATTTCAATCGTATCGCGGGTCAATACCTGTGTCTTTATAAGAATAGGACATATATCATTCATCAAATCGACACTGTTTTCCAATATATATCTAGAACGTTCTACCGCATCGGATATTAACGATGATACTTCTTCATCAATTAATTCTTTTGACTTGTCGCTTGCAAAGGAGTATATGTTTTTACTTCCCATCCCATAACTTAATATCATCTGTTCGGCTAATTTATGAGCCTCTTCTAAATCCTTTCCTGCTCCTGTAGTAACGCTATTGTTAAAAAATATTTCCTCTGCAACACGACCACTTAATAACACTACCAAATGCGAAAACAGTTTTTCAGCAGTAAAAATGTTAGCGTCGATTTCGTCTATCTCAAATATTGTATATCCAGGAGTTTTAGGCGACCATAAATTCAAATTTACTTTTCGCATTTTAGTATGCGACTTTGACAACATTCCGCTGATAGCGTGCCCCAATTCGTGATACGCTATTCGCTTTATCATATCGTCGCTATAAATATTTTGCGTCACCTGAAATCCTGCCAATGAACGTCCCATAACGTACTCCAAATCACGCTTTGTTATCATTTCACGGTCATCTCTTAATGCCATCAACATTCCCTCGTTAAGAAGATTTTCAATTTCCGCTCCCGATAGTCCATTTGTCATTTCAACCAAATCGGGTAATTTAATTATTTTTTCAATTGGTTTGCCTTGTAAATGAATGTTTAAAATTTTTTCGCGAGTACTTGAATCAGGATTACCTATATAAACTTTTTTATCCATCCTACCTGGTCTCAATAATGCACTATCTAACAAATCTATTCTATTTGTTGCACAAATAACAAAAACCCCAGTGGATTTTTTGAAACCATCTAATTGAATTAATAACTCGTTTAATGTATTATCCCTTTCCACATTCGCACTCTCTTGACTATTACCTCGCATTCTACCTATAGCATCTATTTCATCTATGAATATTACAC